TTTTGCAGGTGGATTCGATGGTTGGGATATATACAGAGAGTTCAGAACAAATGAAGATAGATTTAGATTAGGTGCGGCTGGTTATTTGAAAGGTGCGGCACCCGATGTTAGATACCCAACTGCTTCAGGTGAAGGTATGTTCAAAAGGATAGTTGTAGAGAAAAATACTCAAGACTTTGCTAACACTGACTACTACGCTTACTTACTTGGAATTTTGACTTTCCAAAATCCTGAATCTACTAATATTAATGTTTTCGCAACTTCAAGTATCGATTATGTTAATAACTTGACTCTTGTTGAAGCGGCAATAAACATGGTTCAGTTTTCAAGAGCAGACTCTGTTTACATCGCAACAACACCTGATTATCCAATGTACACTTCTGATGGTACAAACAATGAATTAATCATTTACCCACAAGAAGCTGTTGATAACTTGGATAACACAGGAATAGATTCTAACTACACAGCAACTTACTACCCATGGATTTTAGTAAGAGACACTGTAAACAATACACAAATCTATCTCCCACCAACAGGTGAAGTTTGTAGAAACTTGGCTCTCACAGATAATATCTCTTTCCCATGGTTCGCATCAGCGGGTTATACAAGAGGTCTTGTAAACTCTGTAAAAGCAAGGTTGAAATTAACTCAAGAAGATAGAGATACTTTGTATCAAGGTAGAATCAATCCAATCGCTACTTTCTCTGATGTTGGAACTGTAATTTGGGGTAACAAAACTTTACAAGTTGCGGACTCAGCTCTTAACAGATTGAATGTTAGAAGATTGTTGTTACAAGCACGTAAGTTGATTTCAGCTGTGGCAGTAAGATTGTTGTTTGAACAAAACGACCAAATCGTAAGACAACAGTTCTTGGATAGTGTTAACCCAATTTTGGATGGTATCAGAAGAGACAGAGGTCTTTATGACTTCAGAGTAACGGTATCTTCTTCACCTGAAGATTTGGATAGAAACACACTCACAGGTAGAATCTATCTTAAACCAACAAAGGCTCTTGAATTTATTGAAATCGAGTTCTTCATAACTCCAACAGGAGCGTCTTTCGAAAACATCTAATAAAAACTTAGATATAAACGAACCCCCATCACAAGTGGGGGTTTTGTTTTTTAGAAATATTTATCATCATGAAATATATAATATCCGAATCCGCATTTTCTAAAACGATGGTGAAGTATTTTGAAATGAGAATAGATAAGTGGAGTTTGAACTGGTATAATCCCACAGAAGAAGATGATAATGGTCATGAATATGAGGATGACAGACGTAGGGTTTATTATGTTGGACCATTGTATGATGGTGAAGAATTGTTCAGATACTATGATTGTGATTGGTTTGAAGATGAAAGAGAGACCTGTCCTTTAGTTTCACTCGAGTTTGGTTTATATGACGACTTCAATGACATGTTTAGTGATTTATGGTATGAACCATTCAGAGAATGGATAGAAAAAGTGATTGGTATGCCAGTCAAGTATATAGAAAGATAGTAATAATAAAATACAACTTTTTTTGATATTTATACAATATGGTTTACATAATTAAAGAAGGATTCAAAGACGAGACGACACCGACAATGAAATATTATGCATTCGATTGGGATGATAATATTGTGCACATGCCAACTGAAATAGTTCTAAAAAACGAAGATGGTGACGAAGTGGGAATGTCAACTCAAGACTTTGCAAAATATAGACACGACATTGGTAAAAAAGATATCGAATATAAGGGTGAAAAAATTGTAGGTTATGCAAGTGACCCCTTTAGAAATTTCAGGACTGCCGGAGATAAAAACTTTTTGATAGATTCGATGAGAGCTGAAACAGGCCCTGCGTTTGATGATTTCCGTGAAGCGATTAATAATGGTTCAATATTTTCTATCATAACAGCACGAGGTCACAACCCCAACACCATTAAACAAGCGATTTACAATTATATTGTTAGTGGGTTCAATGGTATTGATAAAGACCAACTACTGAAAAACCTGAGAAAGTACAGGACATTCGTGGATGAGGAAGATATGAGTGATACCGAACTTATTAAAAGTTATTTGGAACTGAACAAGTACCACCCTGTATCTTTTGGAACAGGAGCAGAAGCCAACCCAGAAGAATTAAAGGTTATGGCAATGGACGACTTTGTTTCGTATATAAAAGGAATGGCTGCGGTTCTAAATAAAAAGGCTTATCTTAAAAAAGATTTAGGTAATAAATTCATACCAGCAAAACCTATGATAGGATTTTCAGATGATGATATAAGGAATGTAGAAGTAATGAAAAAACATTTTGAAGATAAACCAGAAAAACTAGTTAAGACATATTCAACTGCAACTGGAACTAAAAAAGAATATAAATAAAAGTAATTTTTCTAAAAATCAAAGTAAATAGAAAAATTTTTAGTTAGGTTATATTTATAACATATAAACAAAAAAACTTAAATTAAAATAACATGGCTGATTTATTAATGAAAATGCCAATACCCTACGAACCGAAACGTCAAAATAGGTTCATCTTGAGATTTCCTCCTAAACACGTCAACTTTTGTTGCAGGTAGGTTCAACTGGCAAACACTAAATGTAACATTCAGAGACCCAATTGGTCCATCTGCAGCACAAGCTCTCATGGAGTGGGTTCGTTTACATGCTGAATCTGTAACAGGTCGTATGGGATATGCTGCGGGTTATAAAAAAGACGTTGACCTCGAAATGCTGGACCCAACAGGTGTTGTAGTTGAGAAGTGGATATTGTATGGTACGTTCTTAACAGACGTGAACTTCAACACTTTGGCATACAACCAAGATGGTTTAGCAACTATCGCGGCTACGATGAGAATGGACCGTTGTGTACTTGTTTACTAATATTATTTATAAAAAGAAATAGTATATTATATTTAACCCTAAAGGCATAAACTTTAGGGTTAATTTTTTTATTATGGATGAACAATCTAAATTATACGGTCAACAAAATTTGAGTCTACCTCACGATGTTGTACCTCTTCCTTCTGAAGGTGTATTTTATAAAAATAAAAAGAAGTCGGTCAAAGTAGGTTATCTCACCGCAACTGATGAAAATATTATCATGGCTGGTGGGGATGATGTGGCAATGAACTTACTAAGAAACAAAATTTACGAACCTGATTTGAAGGTGGAAGATATGCTGGAGGGTGATGTGGAAGCTATTTTGGTTTTCTTGAGAAATACCGCTTTCGGTCCTGAAATGATGATGACAACGACAGACCCAAAGACATCAAAACAATTCAAAGTTAGTGTGATGCTGGACCAATTACCAATTATAAAAGGTCAAGAACCAACACCTGACGGATGTTTTTTGGTTACGCTACCAAGTAGCAACGTTTCAGTGAAACTAAGACCCCTAACTTATGGACAAATCAGAGATATTAATAAAACGTTGGATTCCTACCCACAAGGAAGAATACCACCTACGATTACCATGAAACTTCAAAATCAAATACAAGAAGTTAATGGAACAACAGATAAAGGTGAAATTGCTCGATTTGTAGAACAATTACCAATATCTGATTCAAAGTTTATTAGAAAGTTCATGAATGAAAATGAACCTAAATTGGATATGATAAAAGTTGTAACAACCCCATCAGGAGAAAAACTACAAATTAATGTTGGTTTCGGGGTGGACTTTTTTCGCCCTTTCTTCTGATTATAGAAAAGGTCAATTAGATGAATACTATTATTTATCTACTTTGATGAACATAGGGTGGAGTGATTTTGAGAAAATGCCAATATTTGTTAGAAAATATTTACTCGATAAATGGGTTGAAGAACATAAGAAGGACTGAATTTTCAGTCCTTCTTCTATTTATATAAAATGATTTTTCATTATGCCGGACGTTAACGACGAACAGGTCAAAAGTTTAAGTGGTGCTCTCAATAAATTATTAGACGAGGCAATTCCAAAGATGGAAGATTTTTCAGCTGGTTTCGCTAATATGATTGGTGGTGCTGAGAAATTGAGTAAACAGTTTGGTATCGGAAGACAAAGGATGTCGGAGCTTATGGGAACCATAGCCGAAGCGACACCTGTTGTTGATAGGTTGGGGGGCAATCTTTCCGACGCAGTTAACACAATTAAGAGTGTTTCTGAAGCAACAAGAAGGAATGTTGTAGCCGGTACCGAAGATATATCCAAGTTATATGCCGCTTCAAAAGTTTTGGGTGATGAATACGGGTATGATATAGAATCACTCGTTAGTTCATTCCAAGAAATAGGTGTAGAATTTACTCAGATTGGTGGTCAGTTAGAAAAATCAATACAATACATACAAGGAGTAGGTGCAAACTCTTCACAAATAATGAAGATGGTTTTGCAAGATATGTCGGCAATCAACAAATTCAATTTCCAAAATGGGGTTGAAGGACTGACAAAAATGGCGGCACAGGCGGCGGTTCTTAAAGTCGATATGAGAACAACTTTCGACTTGGCTGAAAGAGCATTAGACCCTGAAGGTGCAATAGAACTTTCATCCGCGTTTCAGAGATTAGGAGTCAATGTAGGCACATTAGTTGACCCATTCCAACTCATGAATAAATCTCTTAACGACCCACAAGGATTACAAGATAGTATTGTCGAAATGACAAAACAATTTACATATTTTGATGAGGAGGCAAAATCTTTCAAAATCAATCCACAAGGAATGTTGATGATGAGAGAAATTCAGAAACAAACTGGATTAGCGGCGTCTGAACTTTCTAAAATGGCACTGAACGCCGCCGACATGGAAAGAAAATTATCACAACTAAGTCCTGATATTAAATTTGGAAGTGAAGAGGATAGAATGTTATTAGCAAATGTTGCTAAAATGGGAGAAGGAGGCCAATACGAAGTTAAAATAGGGGACCAGCAAGTTCAATTAGAAAAAATAACACAAACTCAATTAGACGCTCTAATCAAACAACAGAAAGATTCTCCTAAAACTCTTGAAGACCTACAAAGGGCTCAAATGGATACTTTCAAAGTTATGGAAGGAGATGTCAGAGCAATTAAAGACAAAGTTGTTTTTGGAGTAATTTCTGCACCAACAATAAGGAGAGAAGCCGAAGGTGCGAGAGGTGTTGCGGTGGCAACGACACAAGCAATAGAAAAAAACACCTCAATGGAGTTCTTCAGAAATACGAGTGAAGGTGCAATTAATACGATAAAAACATTGGTATCTTCATTCCAAAAAGGAGGAGGATTTTCTGAAGAATCACTCAAAACACTTAAAGGTGAATTAGGTAAATTAGAAGGGTTATCAGGTGTTGTTGACGAAAAAATGAGAAGTACTATTGAAGACTTCCTCAAACTGAATGCTGATAATAATACTGAAATAGGTAAACTATTCCAAAACACATTGAAAGAAAGTTTTGATGAAAGTGAATTAAAGAAAACAACAACCCAAAAAACCAATACAAAACCACAGGGAAGTACAACTTTCTTGGGTAAGATGATGACAGAAGCAAATACTAATTTATCAGAAAAAGTTGGTGAAACAAATAAATTAACAGACCAAGGTAATAAAACTTTGGGTGATATCTTAGGTGAGTTGAAAGAGGAAAAGGTTTCTGAAGTAGAAATTAAAGGTGTTCTTTCCGAAGATTTAACGGCTTCATTATTGAAAAACAACGAATTACAATCTGCTAACAATGAAAGACTTGCATCCTTAACAGATGTGATGAAAAACTTCAAACCTACAACAACACAATCACAAAATAATCAAAATACTAATGTAGAAAACCTAACACAAAATATTCAAACATATGCGAGCGCAATACAATCCAATGTACCTAATCCTACAGACAAACTCAAGAATACTGTAAATACAAACGATGATAGTGCATATACATTAGCTTTCGATAGTAGCAAACCAGCCACTGTTAATGTTAATATCAATCTAACCGCACCACCTAATATGGATGAAAAGATGTTTGATGCTCTAATTGACACTGAAAGAATCAAAGAAAAATTCACTAACAATATAATAAGTAAACTTGAAGAAGTTGAATTTAGGCCATTACTTCAGAGAATGGGTTAATAAAAAATTGTCACGAATCTATTTATAGTAAAATAATTAAATGGCGAGTCCATTACTAGTAACGTCTGACGCATTCAGGAAAAAAATCATAACTAAGAACTTAGTACCATACCCTAAGTCACCTAGTAGAACTACGCCACCCATAAATTATGATATACAGTTATCTGATTTATCGGTCACTGATTCCCCGATGTTAGTAGTTTATTAGGTACTAAATCGAATGAAGGTGAATACGGATATCAAGATGCAAGAATTATTGACCAAGCACCCGTAGAAGCAAAAAAATGGAAAAGTGTTAACGCTTATTCATTTCCTAATGAGGTGTTAGATGCTGGTGAATTTGTGGCCTCATTAGAAGCGTTACAGATTAATGAAGGAAGAACACCAAACGGACAACCATATCCAACAACATTCAATCCGTCTTCCTATACACCTGTTTCAATATTACTATCACCTAACCCATCAGGTAGTAACGGACCTTTAAGTAGTGACTCATACATAGCTAGGTTAGGTGCAAAGCTTTTGAAGAAAGATTTTGAAAACAGGATTGGAAGAGAAATAGTACAAAGAACGAGAGGAAGGGCAAATATATTCAATGTTCGAAGTGGAACAGATGTACTGAACTTGGTGACAGGTAGAGTTCCCATTATCGAACCTAACTACCAAATCACAGTTCCTGCAAATCCGGTATTAAGTGCAACTGATTTTGCACTTAGATTGGCGGGTTCTATCATACCTGTTTCCCCAATACCAGGTTCTTATTTTGACCCCTCGATTCAGATTGGACAACCAACAACAATACAACAACTTAACAACGGTTCTTTAATAAGTTATTAGGTTCAAACAGAACAGGTTCCGAAATATTTCTCGATAACACCGGAGGTGGACAAAAATCGAGATTATTTGGTAACTTAGATTACAACAGGTTCAAACCTGGATATAACAGAACAATTTTAGATAGATTAGGTGGGGCAATTGTAGGTACAAACACAAACAATAGTAACTATTATATTGGTTCGATAACATCAGAACCATCAAGAGTGTTTTCTCCTGGCGGGGATTTACCTGTCGATAGTTTTGGTAGAGAACAACAATCATCCGTATATGGACCACAGGAACTTGCTCAGTTATACGAAGGACCATCTAGGGAAATAAAGTTAGGTGCTAATGGGCCTACATATAGTGATGGTGGCGGAATAGAGGGTGGATTCACATGGGTTTCACCAAAATATAGAAACAACGCTGGTAAAAAAGTTGGTATAGGAGGAGAGGTAATTGACATAGATGAAAATTTCAGACCTTCATCATATGTGAATACTGAATCAACTAATTATGAATTCAAAAATGGTTCGATATTAGATGATACTCAAAGATTAATAGATAGTCAACCAAATGGTGGGAGAAGGTTACAACATGTTGGAAATGCCATAGACCAAGTGAGTAAAGTATTCAATGATGGGTATAAAGAGCTTACAAAAGGTTCTAGAGTTATAAAATATACTGGTGATATAGGTCAAGAAAGAGGTGTTGAATATTGTAGAGTATTTGCAAAAGATACACCGTACTTACAATACAATGATTTACAAAAAACAGAAGGTATAACAACACAAAATAGAAAGATATCATATTCTGTTTTGGATAGTACATACAACTTAAACATATATCCAAACAGAAAAGACGGCACGGCGGACTCAACTAATTTAGTTGGAAATCCGGATACAGATGGACATGTGAAAAAATATATGTTCTCTTTGGAAAATTTAGCATGGAGAACATCATCAAGACCTGGATTTACTTATTCAGATTTACCTGTATGCGAAAGAGGACCTAATGGAGGAAGAATTATGTGGTTCCCACCATACGGACTTACATTTAACGAGAATATTTCTGCATCGTGGAAAGATTCCTCTTTCATCGGAAGACCCGAACCAATTTACACATATAGTAATACGAGTAGGACAGGTTCACTTTCATGGAAAATAGTTGTGGACCACCCATCGGTACTTAATTTAATAGTTAACAAAGTTCTCAACAACGAATCAAATAAAGATAAAATTAACTCTTTGTTAGAATCGTTCTTTGCCGGTTGTGTTAAGTATGATTTATACGAACTTGCAAAAAGATATCCTTTGGCGAACCCAAATGATTTGTACGTGATACAAACCGAATTGGATTCCAAAACATTAACAAGAGAACAAGTAAACTGGATTAAACAAGACGTACAGACAGGTGTAAATACTTCTACAGAACAAACCATAGAAAAGAAAGCTAATCCGCCATTAGAAGTAAAACCAATTCAGGACGCTTTACAAGCTCAAGGTTTCTATTTCGATAATGATGTACTTCAACACAGTCGACTTATCAAAAATGGGCACCGTCACAAAGTAAACCTTATGAAACAAATCCACAGATAGTTTCTAGTTTCTTTAATGAAACGATTATAGGAAACTATTCTCAAATAAATGAACAACTCAATAAGATAGGGAGTGTAATTACAAGTATACAAAGTATAAATTTTGAGTTGGTTGGAACAACATCTGCACCTGCTAAACAATCATACAACATAGAACTTTCAAAAAGAAGAATTGAATCGGTTAAGAAATATATTCAAGAATATATACCTGCTGGTCAGAAGCAATCACTATCACAATTATTAGAGGGCCGTCTCACTTTTGAACCCCCAAGACCCGAAGGGGAATCTAAAGTGTCGGTTAAGAAAGGTTCAGGATACGGTGGTGAGTATAATTGCTCTGATAAAGATTCGAATGCACCATCCAAAGAAATATACACAGTCAACGCTATGGCATGTAGAAGAGTTGCAATTGCTAAAGTAACCATCAAGCCTAAGGACCCTACCTATGATGATGTAGTTACAATAAAAGAAAATCAAACAATTGTAACAACTCAACAACAAGTACAACAAATTACTCAACAACAGGTTACAGAAGTAACTGAAGTACAGAGACCGAAATTAGCCGACAATATATCAAAAAGAGTGCTAAGGTTATTGCTTTCTGAATGTGACTACTT